TAGCACTTTTACCACGATAACTGAGCCTTACTCCCTCTTCTCTTCGCTCCTTGTCACTCTGTTTCACTAGAGTCTGTATCTCTAGGTTCTTGAATAACGAGGCCTCTTCCGGGGTCACCTGATCCATGTCCGGCCCTAAAACTTGTCTCTTGGACCAATATGAATGTGGTTCTATCACGCGTTTGACGAAGTTTTCCTGGCTGTGTTTAACGGCGGCATTGACATACTCCGGACCTAATGAGGAAAGAGTTTGAATGGCGCCCTCAGTCCATTGTTTTATCTGCTCCATAGATGCGGCGCGACCGGGGTGCTCAGTCTTAAAAAGAAACTTGGAGGCAGGGTCTCGCGGATTATTGTAAGCAAAGCCGCGGTATAGGATATTGGGCAAGCCTAAGGCAGTAGCATATATGTTCTGATACCCCTCTGCGGGGTACTTCTTCAGTCTTTGTATGAATTCAGGTTTGAATGCATCGGGGGATAACCCCTTCGTATTATGAATAGTCTTAATGTCTTCCGCATATAGAGGTCGCCCTCGCTCATCTAGACCAATAACGTCTGCTGTGCCCCCTACATATACGCCGGGGGCTACTCGGATCGGAGGCACTGCCCTATAAGAAGAAAAAGTAAGGTCATTTGCGTTAGGGTGCAAATAATTAAATAGATAGTCTTCTTTCTCCGTGCCCGATTTTGCATAGATACTTTGTTCTCCTGGGGGCACCATACCCAGAGAACGTTGAATCTCACGTGCTTTAGCAAATAGGGCGTCTCGGGAAGGATTAGGAGTGGCCGCTAACTGCTTATATTCGTCAAGTTGTCGCAATAGGGTAGGGGTAAATACAAGTGGATTCTCCCCAGTGAACGACCACGACATCAATTACCTCCCCAACTTTCGGCTCGCATCCTTTGATGCTGTCTTTCTTCCATATAGTTTCTGGAATCTATGTACAACATGCCGTCGACCAAGTCGTCAAGTGTCTCCGGCTCCTGCTTAAACGTGTCCATATACAAAAATACGAGGAACATTAGGGACCCCAATGATTCCTCTACGAACTCTTCCGGCGACCGCGTACTAGCTTGAACTATAATAGAGAGAAGGGCGGAGACGTCTGAATTCATCTCCGCTGCCTTAAGGCTCTCTATTACAGTCTGCCCCGGATCTACCGGCTTGCTTATTCTGCCGAGCCGCTCTCTCGTGTCCCTGAGCCGAATGAGGGCGGCGTTAACTTTTTTATCAATATCCCCTGTGCAAAATCTAACAACATATCGAGAAGCCAGGGCGCTTCATCGAACTTCGCGGTGATGTCTCCTCCTCCGAATACAAAGTGATGTATCTCTCGCTCTTGACCATCCGGCGTCATGTACAAGAAAGAAATCTCCTTGTTCATGAACATGTCAGTAGCCAGATTCGTGGCCATCTCGATGTCTCTTGGAGTCTGATAATACCGAAGAAGGGTTTTGGCGGGCAGCTTGTTCTCCCCTCCCTTAACCACAATCTTCACGTTACCAAGGAGTTTTTGCCTCTCCTGAAATTCCTCGAATATCTTGGTAAAATCCTGATAAGTGAAACTCATGCTCTCTAACATACATAACCCCCACGATGATATGTAAATTAAACTCCGCTCCGAAGAGCGGAGTATTAAGATTAAACCGGTGCATCCTTGAAAGAGACGGACCAGTTCAAGTAGTTGATGGTTACAGCGTAATTCGCCACGTCATTACCAGCTAAGGCCACTGGCGCCACGTTAGCTATGGTGCAGTAGTGGAAGACTATTTCAGTGCCCTTGCCGTTAAAATTAAACTTGACGGTGATGGTAGCCCCGACTGAGTCCCCGCCCGCAACCGCCTGCTGGCATTGCGCCAAGAGCACGAGGTCATAAGCTACAGCGTTCCCAGCTAGATCAAGCATCTTCGCATTGTCATTGACATTCGGTGAAGATACACGACTGCTCGCAATTGTCAAAGAACCAGAACGGTTATTGTTTGTAAGAGCAACACCGCCGCCTCCGAGTAAGGGAACCACTACAGAAGAAGCTATTTGCTGCGTCGCTCGTAAGAACTCGCCGTCGAGACGAAACCCGGCTACTTCAACTCCAGCAGTTCCCGTGTCAATTTCCGTCAACCCCCCGATTGTGATTCCAGGGGGCAAGGGTAGTTTTCCATCATCGGAATTATACTTATAGTTAATGGATACACTGCCGACGGCCTGTATGCCTCTAATAATGGGCTGAGCCATTTATACCCTCCTTATGCCGATATAATAAGGTTACCAAAAACCTTGACAGAATGAACTTGGTCCGTGTACTCCGCAGACCAAGCTTGTGGAACAATTATCTCGTCTCCCTGCGCTGGAGGCAGACTTGCAAAAGGCGGGGCTGTAATGACTATACGCTGCAGGCGTCCGGATCCATCAGGCCCGAACCTGTTGATCTGGGAACGCATGATGTTAATTATTCCAGAATAAGAAGAGGAAGACCGGACCATGTTAGGCTGCGTAATATAGGTAGCCACCTGCGTCTTACACATGTAGTTAATATAATTAACCACCCAGTAGGCCTGCATGTAAATACCGCCCAAGGTCTTTACTCCAACCGCCGCTACGTCATCCGTCCCATCTCCAACATACTTAAAGAACGCAATATTCTTCGCTTTCAAGATGTCTCGCACAGATCGGCTAAGGCTCGTTCCATCAGGCCCCGAGGGCGCCATCAGAGAAGTTGCCCAGAAGTCGATATTATTTCCCACCGGTGTTCCCGTTACATTGACTAAACTTAAGGCCAATCCGAGCGAGAACAGGGACCCATTGTGGCTAACGTCGGCATACGCCGTCATGAATGCGTCTGAGTTCTTGAAAGTGGGATCATCTGCTGCAAGAGCCGAGTAGATCGGATCTGTAGCATACTGTGAAGCGTCCTGGATAGAAAGCGGCAGGTAAGGTGCTGCAGACAATAAATTGCGGTCAGCGGCACAAAGGTTAGCCAGAGCAACGGCTAACTCTGGAAGAAGAGTGGTAGCTGAGCCGGCGCACACTGTCTTATGATAAGCAAGCGCTACGGTCTTATTGTACGCAGACTCAAGGGCCACGATAGCGGCAGAGATGTCCTCTGGCTGAGGATCATCAACCAGGTTGGATGCGTATACGATAAGGTAAGCCGAGTAGATAGTCCCAGATGCGAAAAAGTCTCCCAGCCAACTCTTCAGTAGTCCTGTCGTCACAGAGCTGTAAGTATCCTTAGTGACTTCAGCGGCGTAGACCTGCTCTTCTCCGGGTGTCAGGGGTGCAAAGCCGGAGGGATCCGCGATAAATCGCCCTGACTGAATCCCCGCTTTATCCGCGGTCGGCAGTCCTTCTATGTATACTGCCAACTTGTAAAAATTGTCGCCTGGAAGTGACTTCTTAACCACTTGGGTCACAAACGAGACATCTTCTAAGGCGATGCTATTAAGGAAATCTTGTCCCATATTAGCCTCCTATTATACATTGAACCACGGTACAGTGGTTACTTTCTGCCTGATGAAGGTCATTGCATGCATGTCAGTTACCCAAAGCAAGTCATCCCCCAAACCTTCTTGCGCCAATGGCCTTGTGTATACATACCTCCTGTCATACATGATTTGAGCCTCCATGTTTTCAAACAACGTTTGAACGTCCGCTCTATCCTCCCACAGGAGGGTGGATTGAATGAATTCTTCTGCGTTGGGCCCTAGGGCCGTGACTCGGAAATCCACGCGTATCTGTTTCAACACGTCTTCCGGGGATTTAATAAGCCGCGTGCGTGGATCCATGGATAATATACGATAGCCTATCCAAGTAGACACGTGGTCGTTGGCCTCTCTGTTCACCGTGGGAGCAAAGAATCCTCCCCGTATGGGCACTACATACTTGTAATACTTAGTTTCATCGCCGAAAAATATCCGTTGTAAAACTGTCTTGAGTGAGCTAGACGTAATCAAAACACGCCCTCCACTGGCTTTACTTCTCTAGTATCATCTTTATCTGTGCCCTGGACGCGTTCTATCCCCCAAGCACTGAAACCGCCGGGCAGAGAATACCCTAGGCGCACGATAACCCTGTTCCACTCCTTTGTGTGCGGATGTATTAAAAAGTCACCCAACCGGATGTCCACGTCATCATAAGAGTACAGTACGTCATTGCCCGATGAATCAAGTATCCATTCGTCAACGAACTTTTTCCTTTTAATCATGTCTCCTGCGTCATTCAAGACAATTACCGGAATAGTTCGGATATCCGCGTTCCCGTCTTCGTCCACAGGAGGGGCCTTGTACTCGCCGTCAGGGCCTCGTGCGGCGGACCAAAAGGTCACCGGGGTGAATAATTCTGGGAAGTAATCTAAGATGTTTCCATATACTCCGCTCACCCCATTCCTCCTAGAATAGTACAAAGTTCTCGGGCGCTGTCAACAACATCTCTAACGCCTGAATACCATAAGAATTAGTAGTCAACTGCATCAATGGGCTACCGGGCTTTACTACTTCGCGATAGTGCACCGATATATCATTTATAGACTTAGACACAAGAGGCATTCCTCCCGTACTACCTCCACTAATACCTCCTACAACTCGGCTCGGATAGTTTTGCACTAGATACCAAGCAACTAAAAAGTTATAGCAGATCCGACGCTTTTCCTCTCTTTCTTCGTCGGTCAGGGTGCAATACGTAGGACCCCAAAGAGAGGAGACTCCAGGAAACATTGTAGAGACAACAGAGACGGTTTGCACCACCTCGTCATCGATTAGGTCCCGAAACCTGTCCGCAAATATGAAATCCTGGAGTCCCCAGATATACATTACACCTCTCCTCCCAGTTCTACAATCTTGTTCTGCAGCATCTGGATGGTTTCTATGGACTCTTTATGAAGAGCCTCATATTCTTTCTTGAGCCTTGCGTTTTCCTCTACAAGAAGCTTCCTGGCTTCTTCGGAGGTACGCAAAGCTTCCTGAAGGTCCGCATTCAATGCGAACTTATCAGCTGGGGCCTCATCTAACGCTTCGATAGCTCCCTCCGCAAGTAATTCTTTGACAAGAGGGTTCTGCTTGAGAAGGTCCCAGCGCGATTCGTCTAACGCCAACACGGACTTTCGGCCTCGCGCGAGTTCTTCGTCTGAGTACGATGACTTCGGAAACAAGATGTCGTCGACGAGGTACTCTCTGCGAGTATGTCCGATTACATAAATCATAACAACTCCTTTTACCGCACTCCGAGGCCTTTGTAAACCTGGACGGCAGCGGGCACAGGAGCCAAGATACCGGCGACACGAGCCAGCGTCTTGTACTGAGTGTTATACTGCCCTGGAATAGCAGGGAACACGAACTTCTGGAGAGGAGCTCCATACACGATGGTCCCTTGGCGTTCCTGGGTAGGACCAGCTTCGACGGAAGGAGCTGCAATGATTGTATAATCACTTGCACTGGGATTGAAGATACTTCCCGCTTTCAGAAGAGGCTCTGGTACAAAAGTCACCTTCGGTACTTTGCCACTCTTCGCTACAGCACCGTAGTTCTGCAGGAAAATCTCCATGGCAGCGGTGGGGTCATACACATCGCTGTAAGGCACGGACCGCAGGTAGTTGAGAGCTTCGGGACTCATCACAATGACGAGTTCGTCAAACTTGTTGTCAGACATGGTCAACATGTCATTGATCCGGCCAGCGAGCATCCTGTAGATGTCAGAGCCCTTGGTTTGGGAACTGCCGGTGGCGATATCTTTAATAGAGCTTCCAGAGGTCCATACCTGAATGGGATTAACATCCAGTAATCCAGTAGTCCCAGTCTCATCATTTCCGTAATACCCGATGACCGCCTTCAGCATGTTGATGGCATAATTCAGGTATTGTTGTTTCCGGGTCATCGGAGACATTCCAGGATAGCCCAGATTACCACGAGTCTGCTCTTCAAGGGTCAGGCTATAGGTACCGGAGATGTTAATAACCGGGGCGGACATAAGTCCGTCTTTAACGTTCACATCACTGGTGGTATTGGTCTGGAGAGAACCAGTGTGCCCAACCATTGCCCAACCAGCGTACTGTTCCATGAACAAAGTGAAAATCTCTGCCCAAGGATTGCCGCCGGCTTCATAAGTAACAACTTTGTCGATGTTACTGTATGACAGGGGTTCTTTGAACACTTTGGCAATGTAGCTGATGTTCCAGGGGCTAAACAGCTGGCCTGCAATGGGGTCAAGGGCGTCACCGACCATCGGCTTAAACTCAAGTGTCCATTTATTCGTTGCCGCGTTATAGCGGGGACGAACCGATACTTTGCTAGGATCAACTTGGAAGAGTGCCTCGGTGGCTGCGTCAATGTTCTTGCCTTCAATCCAGGCTGAGTCTCCGATGAAGACACAATCCTGAGCAGCGGCAGGAACAGCGAATCTGTCATCAGAGGCGGGGCCGATGGACAGGTCGCAGCCGGACAAGGCCTTGCGAAGAGCCACATCTCTTTCAAGTACCTTGGATAGCACGTTTTCAAGTCTCCTGCAAGAAGGCGATGCAATGATATTCATAATCTAACTCCTTCCTTAAGAGACAGTATAGTACACCGTTACAACGGCGCTTGGATTCATGCCAGCCTTTGCGGCGACAAGCTTCAGAGTTACAGAGCCCGCAGACAGCGCAATGCCGGTACTAGGCATAATGGACGAAGACATCGTCGGCTCGGAACCGTCTAACGTATAGTAGATTACGGCTCCGGAGGTAGCAGTGGTTGCTTTGACTACTGTGTCGGCAGATACTTGGTACGGGGTATCGGAAGAACCATCTCCATCAGAAGCAGCGGGTGTGTTGGTCACGGTGGGATCTGCCACAGCACCTAAGGCAACAGAAGTGGCCGCTACCAGGGGATAGTTGAGCCAAATAGACACAGTGTTAGGCACATCGACATCTAACACGTGTGCATTCAGCTGGGTATATCCAGCCAAGGTAGATACGCTGGACGCGGTAAATGCGATTTCCCCGGTGGCATTGTTAAACCATATTTTCGAGCCAAGGGTAGGCGCATTCTGTGTTAAGTCGTATTTCATAAGCTCAACGGGGCCAAATACGGCAATAGCTGCAGGGCGCCCTTCGTAATACTTATCGTTCATTGCTGGATCAGCCATCATGATGCTGGGGTCAGCAACTAGGATACCTCGAACAACCTGTCCGGAAGCCCAGCCAACCTGGAAATTCCGAGGCGTGCTGGGGTTGACGGATACGACTTTTCCGAAGTAGGCATTGGCACCTGCAAGACCGCCGACCAGGAGTGGGAGCTTGTCCACAAACATCGGTACGGCTTGCACGAGAGCACTGCCTTTGAACTTCGCAGGGGCAAAAGGCCCCATATTAGAATACTGCATCTCTCAATCTCCTTTCTTATAGAATTGAGCGAAGGAACTCATCGGAAGAAGGCCGCTTCTTCGATGAATCTGCGCTATCGCCGCCAATTAAAACACGAAGAGCGCCTATGGCTTCGGGATTCTCAGAAATCGTGGGCTTTCTGGTCTTCTCTAGGCTCTCTAGGCGCTTATTGATGCTCTCCAGGGTCTCGAGGATAGAAGTAATGGGAAGAGCGTCACCGGCCGCCGGTTTTTCGTCCTTCTTCTTCTCATCCTCATCCTCATCCTCATCGTCGGAAGAGGAAGAGGCTGGTTTCTCTCCGACTGTCTTTTCTTTGCCAGTAGAATCCTTAGGCTTGTCATCTACCTTGTCGCCTTTGTCCTTGTCGGGGTCCATGGCGTCGCCGGCGAGCTTAGTCTTGTAGAATTCCTCTACAATTTCGACGGCCTTCGCCTTGACATCTGGGGCCTCGTTCTTGCAGGCGGCAAGTTCGTCTAGATAAGAGTGGAACTCTTTCTGGACGTCCGTCTTAGCATCTCCTACAATCTCCCGGATCGCTTTTACTTGCTTCTCCGGGTCAGCACCAGCTGCAATCGATTGCAGGAGGACTGGGACACGCGCGTCTCCAGCTACAGGAGTGTTGGAGGCGCGTGAACCGAAAATCTTCTGAAACACTGTCACTTTGTTTCCTCCATGTGATTCTATGAATTTCTCCAGCGGAGAAATGGAATCTAAACTATCCATGACCATTATCTGCGGTCCACCTCTAGCTTCCCGGCACAGGAGAATATGGTTCACGTCCCGGAAAGAATCAAGTACAGCATCGTACTTTTCTCCCCTATGCGTCCCTGATTCCCAGTGTGCCGTCGGAACATATCCTACAGACAGTTGTCCAGATTCTTCATACATGCGGATGCCGTCTCCTGCAATGATAGTCCCAGTGGTATATAAATATAGCTCGCCGTCGTTAGGGTCTACTTCCCAATCAATAGTATCTCCCACCCAGCCGACGGTGAGCTCTTTTGCATTGTCAACTGTCACTTGCACATGCTTCCCGGTTATCAGAGGCACGCGAGCAAACATATCTTTATGCTTTTTCAATACCTCTGGAGGCCTGTATATATTGAAGAACATCTGTCCTTCAGGCAAGCGGCTTGGGTCCAGTCCAAACAAAGGAGCTTCGGAGCGGTGGTATCTATAGATACCACTGCCCGCGATTCTCATGGTCTTATGAAGAAATCCGCCTACATTCTCACCCTTCGGCTGGTTGTCTTTACGAACCGCGTAGTCTCCGGCTAACTGAAGTTTAATCATCTAGCCCCTCCCTGTGGCTTGGTGAAAGCTCCTGTATTCCCCGCAGAACCGGGCGAAGCCATCGTGTGCCCCACTCCTGAAACCTTCTTTATCTTAATTCCTTCTTCTTCAAGTCTTTGGATTCTATTTACTTCTTTTTTAATTTCTTCAAAAGTACTATCGTCAATGTCCACCTCTTTGAAGAACTGGCTCGCGATTTTTACGGCAGCATCTGTGGGAACGTTCGCAGCGGATAAGGAAGCAACGGTAGCTGCGAATCGAGCTCCAACTTCGGCCAGGTCTTTCTGCGTACTGGTCATTGGCTTGTCGAAAGACATCCATAAGCGTCGACGCTGCTTCCATTCTTCAGAATCTACCCCAAATACGTGCGCAACTAAAGCATCTGTATGCGGAACTAACTGGGGCTCTATAGAACGTTGAAGCATCTTCATCGTCTCGCTTTCTTTGAGCAATGCTTCCTGCGTATTGTCACTGAACCCCTTATTAGGAGTATGGAATAGAATAGGTTCCGCTATTCCACAGTTCGCAGCGAGGTCACTCTTCACGGCGCCAAAGAAGTGTTCGAAGCCGGAGAATTGCCTGTTAACCACATTCAACTCGCCTACAATGTTAACTGCTTTAGGCCTCAAAACACTCCATTCTTTCATCTTCTCTTCATTGATAGCCATGAGTTTCTTTACGGTCTCGGCCCCCAGCTGCGCGGTTATAGCATCAAGAGGCATCTGGTATAACAACAGGGACATCTGCTGCGCCATGATAGGAACAGACAGAGCCACCATCATGTATGCGTACAGCGATCTGATGTATCCCGTATAGTCGGACGGAGCCCAGCCTATATTCATTATAGCAGCCCAATAAGGCATTGACTTGGGTCTCAGCATAACGACACGTGATGTATTAACCTCATGTCCACCTAAAGGAAGATATATGGTCCTGGGCCTCAGGTAATCTTCCGCCGTCACGGTGAAGTTAGGAACAAATACAACATTCCAACGGTCCGCTGTAACCCACCTATCGATGCACCCAGGTTCTAGAGGCAGAGTATCAAGAGGCCGGGTAAATGAACCTATGCTCTCTTTTTTGAATACAGGATAAGACACGGCGCCGCCGAATACAAGGGAATCTCGGATCAAATCCACTAAGACTGCATTGCATCCTGTCAGCTCTGCAGCTTCTTCTAGTTTGGATATTTTGTCATGCGACCAGAATCTGTCGTCAAAGCTTTTGAAGGTTACACCGGTGGCGACCATTCCTAAGGATTTCTTGTCTATAATAAGTCCTGCGAGCCCACCGTTACTATACAAAGCAGCTTGCTCGGATGGACCCAGCATAACGGGAATGGAAGCCCTGCTGTAAGTCTGCGGATCTAACAATGTACCGACGCCAGTCGCTTCATTAAATATATCACTATCTCCGGCTATTATGCGGGATATATTCCTGGTGACATCTAATAAGACATCTTGCCGCACTTCATCTACAGTTCGGAAAGATTGGGCTTGCCTGATATGCCGTTCCTTAACAGAAGTGTACATTAACTCATGGAGCTCATCGAGGTCAGAGAGGCTATGGGAATAAGAATAAACAGAGTCTCCCGCTACGTCTTCTGAATCAGAAGCCCGCCCCCGGGCGAGTATGGAGAAGGCCTCTTTGAAGAATGGGTCTGTGTATTGTTCGGCGCGCTCTGATAAAATCACGCTTATTCTCCCTATAATAATTATAAACCAGAAAACCCCGTTGTATCAAGGTCATTTTTATGAAACGGCTGTGACGGATGCAATACTTCGAGTACCTTTTCGAATCCCATCACAGTGTGGATGATATGCCACGTTGCGTATTCGGCACTATCGCCCCAATGATCGAGCCCTTTCGGCCCCTTCTCTTTAGTAGGCTTCCCTGTATCATCGAATCCTCGCAGCGTAAAGCACTCCTTACTATGCTTACATTTATTGAATATCTTATACTTACCTGTACGAAACAACTTGTTCACGCACAAAATGCGCTCGCTTATAGACGGATTTGTATTATACCATATGACTTCAATATCATATTTGTTGAACTCATCCATCCACCCTGTCATTATCTCTTTGCCGCTTGCATCCGGTATAAATACTATCCTATTTCTAGGATACAACTCTCGTAGGCGGCGTGGTGCATCACCTAAAACGTTCCAATGATACTCATCGGCCATATAAATAGAGTCACCTCGGACCACATGGATCGTAGCCGCATTGTACCCCGCGTTGAAATCCTGCCCGACGTATAGGGTCTCTTCCTCACTGATAAGCAGGTCCATATATACATGCTTCTTTTCATCAAACTCAGCGTACACCCGTCCTACGGCTAAGTTGATAAACTCCCCGTCCATATAGGCTCTTGCTTCTTCGGGTGTATACAATTTCCTCAGGTTTTCAATGTGTTTTTGGTCCAGGGAGGTATTATCTTGCGTCCTTCCTCGTATCTTGACATAAGGAATCTTTTGTTCTTTGAGATATTGAATAAAGCGATATACTCCCCGCATGCCCTGCGCCGTCGTTGTAGATACCATGAAGGGTGAACGTGCAACGGGCTGCGTCTTCGTGGCTGGAAGAGTCACGCGGCATCGCTCCTGAATGGCTATGGCAGAGGTTTGATACCTCGTCGGGTCAGTCAATTCATCGCCTTCATCGAGCAGGGCGCCTGATAGGTTGAAACCGAAGATAGATTCTGGCTTATCTAAGGAAAAGTATATAAAGGTCAAGGTACCGATTACGATAGTACCTTCCTGTCCATTGTGCTTGTACGGTATGTTATTGCGGTCCAATATAGACAGGAAGTCGTGAATTACAGTCTCTTTGAGGTGTTTTATCGATGCTCCCCCGATACCAAAAGCTAAAAAGTGCCCTTGATACCAGCTCAAGATAGAAAGGAGCAAGGCAACGTCGGTAAAACTCTTGCCACAGCCGTATCCCCCTATCAAAAATTGGAAATCTATGTCGGGATAACGCGTTAAAGAGGTGATTAGAGCGCTCTGATGCCTGAACAACTTGTATGTAGCCATATCAAACTTCCCTCAAAACAACCTGAATATCATTGTTAGGGAGCCGCTCTATCTCCTGAACCATGAAATCTCCGCGAACAAGGAGGAGATTTTCTTCGACAGGGAGCACGGTTCTGGCGTCTGGGATGATGTAAATGAGGGTATAATCGCCGGATCCACGCGCCTGATACGGCTGGGTGCCATCTTCAGAGAAGACTTCCCATGTGAGTTCCACTGATTCTCCCGGCTGTGGGATGTGGTCTGAGGGCTGTCTTCTCACTAGAGCAGTGGATTTGTGGATGGTTTCTTGAAGCAATTCGTCCAGAACGGGGGCCAACGATGGCTCTCTAACTTGTAGTTGTATCAAATCCTGAATTAGCCCCTTGAGGTCTGTCACGGTTTGTACACCTCTTCGATGTCTCTAGCGTCTTCTCTACTTACGACTAAGTTAATAGTACCAGTGGACGGGGCCGCTTTGCTGCTGTACCTCGGGAAGAATTTCTCAAGCTGCCAGGTAATGGCGTCCATTCTACCCTGGGCAATCTGTTTCGTTGCCACACGACGCAAGTCAGACAACAAGGAGAACTCAAGCTCCCCGCGAACCCGCTGCCAGAGCAATTGGTTCTCCGGATCTTCCATGTCGAGCTCAATCTCACGAGGTGTGCATCCAGCGTATATGTACGCATCCTCAAGAGCCATGCCCACGAGAAGCGCGTTATAAATCTTGTCTTGCTTATCTGCTGGGAGCATTTGG